AAGAGGTCAAGAATTGTTTGATGAACTAGAAGAATTTGTGAAAGGAACGCTATAATGACAGTTAAAGAACTAATAGAAAAACTAAAAGAGCATGATCTAGATAAACTTATCGTGTTTTATCGTTGTAATGATAATTATGATGATGTTTACACTAAAGATAGTAGTTTAATAGAACATGATTTTTTAGGAACTTATGAAAATAGTGGGCAAGTAGAAATTCATATTAGCGAAGGTGAGGCTCTATAATGAAACTTAAAGAGGTAGATATTGCGATATGAGTAAGACAATAACTAAAAAACAATTAGAAGAATTAGTTGATATAGTGGCAATAGCTACGTCAAAAGGGTATGTTGAAAGACAATATGGAAATCCAAAAGGATTTATAGAAATGGCAATAGAAGGATTTGCAAAAAGACATTGTCAAAATTTTGATATAAATAAATGGGAGAAGGCTAAATTTACTAAGCGACGGGCGTATGAAAAGTAATAATCCATTACCCGATTCCAGATTAGATTCGGTGTTTGATATTATAGCTGGTTTACGAAGGCAGATGTTAAGCACCGAAGATCCAGCAGGACAGCAAAAGCTCTGGGAAGTAATAAAACATTACCAAAACAAGATCCGAGCTGGTGAGATATACATACCTAAATTTTAATGCCGTGCACAAGCACAAGAAAGGAAGAATAATGAATGAGGCAGATAAATTAGATTTATTTTATGAATTGGTGCATAACGATTCAAAATTTAAATGGATAAAAGAAACTTATTATAAGAAAATTGAAAATGATAAGGACAGTGCTTTCATATTTATAATCGGTCAATTTAATGTTTGGAAGGAAAGCAAGTAATGGATAAAATATTATTAAATAAAATTTTTAGTTGGTTAGATAGTAATATAAATAAAGATAACTATGTAGATAACAAAGAAATACAAGAGGCATTAGCCGTAGATAGTTCTGAGTTAAAAGAAAAGATAGAACTATATTTAGACGGGTTAGACGAATTTTAAATTTTAGATAAAACTTTTCTAATACTAGGCTCAAGTGCATCTTTGTAGGGCTGTTTGACCACGAACAAGGGCTCTACCTCTGTGTAATTCACGGCAAGCTCACGCACAAGCGAACCCGACCACAAGCATATTTCTCTTGTTTCTGGAATCTTAGCCATAACAAAATTGTCTTGACACAATGAAAATCTTTTCACGTTCCAAGATATTTGGAACGGTGAAAGTAATAATTGATGACCTTTCGCTATCTTCAGCTCACACCAAAAAGAAATATTCTTAGGCTCATGCATGCACACGCCCAAAAGATCGGGAAGTCCTGGTGTTCCGTATGTTTCAATTCTAGTCCAATATATATTGGGAGTTATTTCTTTAATATTCTTCCAAAAATTTGATTCCCTTCCTCGATTTACGGAAGGGGTTTGTTTTTTCTTTTTTCTGTCTTTTGATAAGTGTATCTCTCTTTTCGACAATGCGAACCTCATCTCCTTCGACAAGACAGAGTCGGACTCCGAGTTCTTTTTGTTTCGGTTTGAGTTTGCTCCCTGTTCCACCGATCGACTTACCATTTACAATTCTACTTCCATTAGAAGTCTTAACATCAAAAAAGTGAGATCTGCCGTTTTTTGGATTAACAACGACAATATCAATTGGGCCTTGTTCACATATGTTAGTAAATACGTAATAACCTTCTTCAAGAAATTTGTTGATCGCCTTGTTCTGACTGATCGTCGCTTTGTACTGTCTTGGGTTCATTATTATCCATATCCAATTCAGTAGGGGTTTGATCAATGATAACATTCTTTCTCATCTTGTCTAACAATTCAGTGACCTCTTCCAAAGACAAATTATCAATGCTTTTATCCTTAACCTTTTCTTTCTTATCATAAAATCCAGCAGCTTTACCTCGACTGATCTCCGCCATAATTGCAGTTTTCAAATCTGGTTTCATGTCAAACTGAGCAACATCATCAACACTAGGGTTTTCTGCTCTTAGTCCCAGTTCATGTAATCTTCTCATGTGAGTAGCAGGAGAAATCTTATACTTATTCCAAAGGTCTTCTTGTAAAGCTCTAATATATTCATGAACTTTAGGGTATAGCTTTGGGTTTTGTAGCTGAGAAGCCTTTGCTCTTGATGACTTTTCTGGATAGCCTGCTTTAATTGCACATTCTCTAGCAGTCATTCTATTCTCCTGAGCAACAATATGCTCAGCAAATGTAGCTTGCTTGGGTGTTAGTTGATCTCGTAGATCAGCGAGTTCCTTGTTTAAAACCACAGGATCGCCAGGGTTTCTATATCTCATATTAAATCCTTTATAAGATCATTTCTTACAAATTATAGTAAAAAAGTAAACATAATTCGTTTCTTTGCCTCCTCAATAGGTTTAGAGAGAATAACTTGTTCTCTGAGAGAATGATTGAGAGAATGATTAAATTGTAATAACATATTGAATATACTATATAAATTGGTTAGAGAGAACAGAGAGAATGAATTTTGAATAATTTTTTATTTTTTTTTTTATTTTGTGTAAATGGTTCTCTTATAGTAATCTATTCTCTCATGGTCAGTGGTCAGTGGTTCGGCCTCCTTTCCCGAATAATACTTTCCTCCTTTCTTACTAACATTAGCCATTGACCATGAACCAATAATAATATAGTTTATCCCATAGAAATGGATTTAACAGTTAGGATCGAACCTCGAAGTGATAAGAGCTTTTCTAAGACCTTTATAGGAGATAAAGAAAAGATTTTACCATATATTAGGCGCTACATTCAAGAACATGAGCACCTAGAAATAGAAGTTGTATCTAACGAAGAAGATCCCGATATAACTTTTGAGGAGTTATTTATAAACGACGTAGTAAATTTGAAAGTAGTAGAATGAAGAAAGATAATGTAATAGAGTTTAAGAAACCGACGAAAAGAAAAAAGCCGGTTCTTGATAAAGAAGGTAAGTCGTTTGTCGCAAGACTACCTTACCCAATAACGATACACACAATAGTGGATATCGTAGAGCGCATGGGCATTGAGTATGAAGGCACAGTATTGCCTGGCTTAAAGTTCATGCAAAGAAAAATAACTAAACTAGAAATGGAGAAAGACGATGAATAAATTAGAAGGCACTAGGTCTTATATAGAGAACTTACTACGAGAAGTACAATTAGATGATGTTTATCTTGGTAAAAATAAAGGTTCTATTTATTGGGTGGCAGGTGCAGAAACTTGGTGTTATCTGTGCGGTGATACGACAGAATGGGGACAGGCGGATGATTTACTAGCAGACATAGATGATGGCATCATACTTGACTACTACAATGATGATAAAGAAGAAATTAACGAGCATATAGAATACGAGAACAGTAAGGAGAGACTCAATGCATAAAGTAATAATCATGATGCAGTTATGCCTACCGAATGACGGGGAGGTAGAATGTATCTTTTCAAAACATGATGTTGAAGATCATCAAACATGTGAAAAACAAATAGAACAATTAGAGTATGAATTCTCAGACATGGCTGAGCTATTTAAGGTTAAATGCGAGGAGGTAAAAGCATGAAATACATATATGATCACATCATAAAATATTTGGTGGAGAGAGATAAATGGAATAAAATTCCTCTTTACACACCACTATCAAAGGAGAAACAGGATGAAGAAAAGAAACTTGGAAGCTAATCAAGGGGATCGAAAAGGATCTTTAAGACATCAAATGGAAATGGGCCGTAAAAGACAAGCTAGAAAATTAGCTGAGAAACTCATGGGCAAAAATTACTTTACCAATATGCAAGAAGTCATGCTCAGAGCAGCGATAGAAATGAGGGAAAATAAAAATGTATAAATATTTAGATATACCGGGTTGGTTTAATATGCACGACGCATATACAAACATAGTTAAATACGTAGAGGACGGGCAAGATATAGTTGAGATTGGTTGTTTCGCAGGGAGATCAACAAGATTTTTATGCGATGCCTTAGAACTAACTGGCAAACATAATGTCAAAGTTCATGTCATTGATACCTTTGAAGGCTCGGGTATGGAACATGCTGATGTTAATTTAAACAGCATGTATGATGATTTTATGAGAAATCTACAAGATCATATAGACTCTGGCATGGTTCAGGTTAATGTCAATAAATCCGATAATCAAAATATCCTTGATTCTTTTGAGGATAATTCTGTAGCTGCTGTGATTGTAGATGGCGCTCACACCTTAGAAGTAGTCGAAGATGATGTCACAAATTGGTGGCCTAAGGTAATCGAAGGTGGCATTATGGTTGGTGATGATATACGATTAGACTCTGTGAAGCAGGGTTGTTTTAAAGGTTTTAAAAAATTTGGAATTGAAGAAGTATCAATCATTGCAGGAGAAGAGGGTTGGTTTGCCAAGATAAAACATTCGAACGCAAACGAACTGGGGTCTCAGTTAAAGTTGATCCCAGGAGTAAACTCTATGAAATTAGATGGTTAGACGCTTATGAAATGGAATCGGGGTGGCATGGTATCGAAGATGCACTTAAAATCACGCCCCCCGAGGTCTGTTCTGTTGGCTATGTTCTTAAAGAAACAGAAGAATACATCCTGTTGGCAGCCGATATTGGCTCCGATAAAATGGATAATGACGTTGGTCGGGTGCAAGTGATCCCCGGTCAGTGGATCGTGAGCAAAAAACAAATAACATAAAAGTCAAGAACTTTATTTAAATTTTAATGTAGATATTGACTTGCAAACTTTGATATACTAGAAGTTCTCATGAAAAAATATGATCTAGA